TGTGGCGTTTTATCTCTGTACGAGTGGGCCATTGTTGCCGGGATTATCTGTACCGTCGGTACGTTCCTGGTTTACTGGTATTACAAACTGAAGGAATTCCAGTTGAAAGCAGGTGAACATCATGAATAAGAGATTGGTTAAAAAGGTAATAGCCGCTTGTGCTGCCGGGGCAATTGCTGGTGCGCTGGTGCTGATCCCCGCATATGAAGGTGTTGAGTATATACCTTATCGTGATGTGGCCGGAGTGCTCACCGTATGTTATGGCCATACCGGTAGTGATATTCAACCCGGCAAGCTGTACACGGACGCTGAATGTAAGGCGCTGCTGCATGACGACCTGACGAAAGTCCGGCGCGCGGTTGACCCGATGATCAAAGTGCCGATTGATGACAATACCCGCGCGGCCATCTATTCATTTGCATATAACACCGGAACCGGTGCGTTCTCGCGCTCCACTATGCTGCGTAAACTCAATGTAGGTGATATCGCCGGTGCATGTGACGAAATGAAGCGCTGGACGTTTGCCGGAGGTAAACAGTGGCAGGGTCTGATTAACCGGCGCGAGACGGAGAAAGCGATATGTCACGGAACCCTTTAACGCTGATCATCATTGCTATCATTCTGCTGACGGCTTGTCTGCTGGCGGGTTGTTATCTGTATTCACTGCCGAATCACTGTAAGTCGCTGGTGGGTAACCCGCTGGACGGTGTGATTCATTATGAGTGTGAAGCGCCATGAAAAGAGTAATTACTGTGTTGCTCAACGGCTGGCTGTGGGCGGTGGTGTTCTTCGGGTTATGGATGTTCAGCTTACTGTCAGCAGAACAATCGGAAGGCCAACACAAAGACAAGGTTATCACTGACCAGCAAAAGCTGATTGATAATGCTTATACCAGTGTCGATATTTTTAATCATGCCGCTGCAGCAAATGCCAGCAGGAATATGCAGGCAGAAGCCAAATCACAGGAGAAGCAGATTGAATACCGCACCATCATCCGGAAAGAACCTACCTGTAATCTGTATATTCCTCAGTCTGTTTCTGACGGGCTGCTCAGCCACGTCTATACCATCCGTGAATCAGCAATGCGTTCCGCTCCCGGCATCGCTGACACAACCGGTACTGGCGCCGCTACCACCCGCCGACTGACATATTGTCAGGCAGTCGAATGGATAGAACCCCTGCTGACGGCGCTGGATAAGGCGAACGGGCAGTTGATGGATATCCACAATGTGGATACAAAGAGAAACGGGCAAAAGCAATAACTAACTATAAACCCTGTTAAAAAATACATTTTTAATTAGGATATCAAAATTATTGTATGAGGGAGTAAATATCAAAAGTATAAATAGAAGTAATAAATTCAGACTTTACTGTTATCGAATGACGAGTTTTTGTGTATTTAGATGGGAATTTTTCTAGTTTTTCTAAAATATGGACATAATTATCTATATCGTCTGAGTTTCGCTGTAAAAATTTAACATCACCAACAGGTGGTTTTTTGTGCACCACTCTTTGCTGAATAATGTGAACGAAATGACTTGTTTGATTAGATACACTCCGAGTTAAGTCAGAGATAATACTGTTTTGTATTGCTGGAATAGCTAAATCTTTTGGGTAGTGAAGTTTAAACTCAATAGTGGCAATTAAACTAGAGTCTTCTTTGGTCAATTTATAAAGAGATAAATCTACTGCACCATGCTTATTTTTTGGGTGTTCAGTTATAGCTAAATAATTTGAATTTTTATTAATAACAAGGCTAATTTCGTCTCGAATTTGGTTTTCATGCTTTCGGTTGTAAAAATATAAATTAAGATTGAGTAGTTTTTGAAAAACATGTGGATTCTTTATTGCTTCAGTTAAAATGGAAATAATGGTATCAGTCTGTGGCATTTTCAATAGTGTCTTGTTTTAAATGGTGTTTAAATTTTAGCATTATAATTAATAAATAATAGAGGGTAATATAAAAATAACTACGAAATTGTCGGTCCACTATACATCATTGACATGATGTTATCCCGGTGGTTATTTCCTGGTGATGATATATATGAGATGTAAATGGGATTACCTAAAGATTTTCAGTATCTCGCCTCGCTAAATAGCGAGGCTTTTATTTGGAGGTGCTATGCCACCCCGTATACCCCGCGCCTGCCGCAAACGTGGCTGCGCAAAGACAACTACCGACCGCAGCGGATACTGCGAAGAACACCGCAATACTGGCTGGGAGAACCACCAGCAGGGTAAGAGCCGACACGAACGCGGCTACGGTACAAAGTGGGAGCGGCTGCGTGTGGTGGTGCTGAGCAGGGATAAATATCTGTGCCAGCAATGCCTGCGTGAAGGCCGGGCAACCGAGGCGAAGACAGTCGACCACATCACACCCAAGGCTCATGGGGGAACCGATGCAGAAAGCAACCTGCAAAGCCTGTGCTGGCCCTGCCACTACCGCAAGACGGCAACAGAACGCAATCGCGGCTGACTGCTCATGATGTATGGGGGAGGGGGAGGTCAAATCCCTGCCGCCCCACGGCCAGAGGACCGCCGCCTTGCCTTTTTTCACATCGCCGCAGGTTAGAAAACTTTTTTCCGGGTTCTCCGGAGGGGTATTAACAGGAGAAAACGATTATGCCGGGACCACCGAAAACCCCGTCACACCTGCGTTTGGTCAGAGGTAATCCATCAAAACGCCCGATCAATAAAAAAGAACCAAAACCGCCGTCAGGTGTACCCCCAACACCGAAACATTTTACTAAGCAGGGAAAATACTGGTTTAAGCGGATAGGTGAAGAACTCAATGCGATGGGTGTCATGAGTTCGATGGATGCCAAAGCACTGGAGCTGCTGATCGAGGCGTACACCGAATACCGCCAGCACTGCGATACGCTGGACGAACAAGGCTACACCTACACAACACAGAGTGATGGCGGTCCACTGATAAAAGCGCACCCCGCGGCGGCAATGAAAGCTGATGCATGGAAACGGATCCGCGCGATGCTCTCCGAGTTCGGTATGACCCCGGCAGCCCGCCAGAAGGTAACGATTAACACACCAGCCGAAGAAGACCCTTTCGAGGCATTTCTGAAACAAAGAAAATGATGAATGGCAACCGTAGCAGACGGGATCCGGTACGCCGAGCAGGTGGTTGCCGGAGAAATAGTTACGGGCGAACTGATACGCCTGGCGTGTCAGCGGTTTCTTGATGATCTGGAATACGGCCCTGAGCGCGGTATTTATTTCATAGAGGAACGCGCCCGGCATATTCTGGATTTTTACCAGTTCGTCCCGCATGTCAAAGGGGCGCTGGCAGGTAAGCCGATAGAGCTGATGCCGTGGCATACCTTTATTCTGATTAATATTTTTGGTTTTGTGATCCCGCTGGTTGATGAACTCACTGGCGAGGCTCAGTACGACGATTACGGGGATCCGGTGCTGGTTCGCCGGTTCCGAACGGCCTATAACGAAGTTGCACGTAAAAACGCTAAATCCACCCTCTCATCCGGTATCGGTCTGTACATGACCGGCGCTGACGGTGAGGGTGGCGCCGAGGTTTACTCGGCGGCCACCACCCGTGACCAGGCGCGTATTGTGTTTGAAGATGCAAAAAACATGGTCAAAAAGGCCAAGAGCTCACTCGGCCGCCTGTTTGAATTTAATAAGCTGGCGATTTACCAGGAGCGGTCTGCATCCAAGTTTGAGCCGCTGTCCAGTGACGCAAATAACCTCGACGGCCTGAATATTCACTGCGGCATTGTGGACGAACTTCATGCCCACAAAACCCGTGATGTGTGGGATGTGCTGGAAACCGCGACCGGTGCCCGTCTTCAATCCCTGCTGTTTGCGATCACTACAGCGGGATTTAACCGCGAGGGCAGCTGCTACGAACTGCGGGATTACGCCATCAAGGTGCTGCGGGGCGTGGTGGAGGATGACACCTTTTTCGCGGCAATTTACACACCGGATGAGGATGATGACCCGTTCGATGAAAGCATCTGGATAAAAGCCAATCCGGGGCTGGGTGTCTGTAAGCGTTTTGACGATATGCGCCGCCTGGCGAAAAAGGCAAAAGAGCAGATTGCGGCCCGGCCTAATTTCCTGACCAAGCACCTCAATATGTGGGTGAATGCCGAATCCGCCTGGATGGATACCGGTAAGTGGGACAGCTGCCCTGAAAATGCGCCGGATGATGAGCTGAAAAATTACCCGGTCTGGGTTGGTGTGGATCTGTCAAACAAAATCGATGTGACCGCAGCCGTTAAAGTGTATGAGGATCCGCGCGGACAACTGCATATGAAGTGCAAATTCTGGCTGCCGGAGGACAGAGTAGTGACTACACCGAAGCATATCGCTGACCTGTACCGGAAATGGGGAACTGCCGGTTATCTTGAACTGACGGACGGTGAGGTTGTCGATCACGACATCATCAAAGCCGACATTCTGGCATGGTGCGAAGGTGAGGATTTACGTGAACTCGGTTTTGACCCGTGGAGTGCCGTTCAGTTCTCCCGCCGCCTGGCGGAAGAAGGTATTCCGCTGGTGGAGGTGGCGCAGACGGTGAAAAACCTGTCTGAATCGATGAAAACCGTTCAGGCCGATGTATATTCCGGCAAATTTCACCATGACCACAACCCGGTAATGTCCTGGATGATGTCTAACGTGACGGTAAAACCGGACAGAAATGACAACATTTTCCCGAACAAATCGACACCGGAAAACAAAATTGACGGGCCGTTTGCCCTGTTTACTGCCAAATCACGCCAGATGGTGAATGGTGGCAGTGGTTCTGACTTTCTTTCCTCTCTGGATCCTGACGAAGAAATTCTATTCCTATGAAAAACATACTTCTTGATCTCACTGCCCTGACAGGTTTCGGCGCGGTGCTGGCAGGTTGTTACCTGAAATACGGTCTGCCGGATTCCCTGGTGATTGGCGGGTCAGCAATGGTTATCTATTCACTGGCCGTGGCCATGAGGGGGAAATGTGCTTCTTGATGCATTATTCCGCGATACACCGACCAGTATTGAGAATCCGGCGGTACCCATCAGTGCAGATTCTGTTGATACAGAGGGGCTGTTCAAAGCAGATGTCTATGTCAGCCCGGAAACCTCGATGAAACTGGCCGCTGTATATGCCTGTATTTATGTTATTTCTTCCTCAATAGCACAGATGCCGCTGCATGTGATGCGCAAAACCGGCGATAAGGTTGAGACTGCCCGCGATCATCCTGTGTTTCACCTTGTTCACGATGAACCGAACGAATGGCAGACCAGTTATAAATGGCGGGAAACCAAAGAGCGCCACATTCTCGGCTGGGGAAACGGCTACACGCAGGTGATCCGTAACAGTCGCGGTGAGGTGACCAGTCTGGAAGCCTGTATGCCGTGGGAAACCGCACTGCTTAACACTGGTGGCCGGTACACCTACGGTGTTTATAACGAACAGGGGAATTTTGCTGTCAGTCCGGATGACATGATCCACATCCGGGCGCTGGGTAATAACCAGCGGATGGGGCTCAGTCCGATAGTGCAGCATGCGGAAACCATCGGCATGGGGATGTCCGGTCAGAAATACACCAGTTCTTTCTTCGGCGGTAATGCCCGTCCGGCCGGTATTGTTTCGGTTAAGGGGGAACTGCAGGAAAAAGGCTGGGACCGCCTTAAGTCAATGTGGCAGAAAGCGTCTGCAGCGCTGCGCAGTCAGGAAAACAAAACCATGCTGTTGCCTGCTGACCTGGATTACAAAGCCCTGACCGTTTCCCCGGTGGATGCTCAGTTGATCGATATGCTGAAGCTGAACCGCTCCATGATTGCCGGGATTTTTAACGTACCGGCACACATGATCAATGATCTGGAAAAGGCGACATTCTCCAACATTTCCGAACAATCCATTCAGTTTGTCCGGCATACGGTCATGCCTTGGGTGGTGAACTGGGAGCAGGAGATGAACCGGCGTTTGTTCACCCGGCAGGAACGGGGTGCCGGATTTTATGCCCGGTTTAATCTGGCCGGATTACTGCGCGGAACCCCGAGAGAGCGGGCTGAATTCTATCATTACGCCATTACTGACGGCTGGATGAGCCGGAATGAGGCACGGGCATTTGAGGATATGAACCCGGTTGACGGACTGGATGAGATGCTGGTCAGCGTTAATGCCGCACAACCGGACGGCAGTAAATCAGAAGGTGGTGAAAAAGATGAGCAGTAATGAAAGAGAAACCCGCAGCTACAACGGTGAGATCAGGGCCGCCCCGGGGGAAGAGGATAAACCGGCCCACATTATCGGTCTGGCTTCGGTGTTTAACTCCCTGTCCGAGCCGATGTGGGGATTCCGCGAAATTATCAAACCCGGCGCATTTGACGATGTGCTGAATGATGATGTGCGGGCGCTGTTCAATCATGATCGCAATTATATCCTCGGCCGGTCTGCTTCCGGAACGTTATCGCTGAGTATCAGCGAACAGGGACTGGCCTACGATATTACGGTGCCGGATACACAAACTATCCGGGACCTTGTGGTTGCTCCGATGTTACGCGGGGATGTCAGTCAGAGTTCGTTCGCGTTCAGCGTGGCGGTGAACGGCGATGACTGGTATCAGGATGATGACGGCATGGTTGTCCGTGAAATTCACCGGATCTCCCGTCTCTATGATGTCAGTCCGGTGACTTATCCGGCCTATCTGGCCGCAAATTCAACCGTGCGGTCAATGGAGGCGTGGAAAGAAGCACGCGACAGCGGCGGTATAGCCAAAGCTGTCAATGAAAAACTGGCGCGTGAGCGTCTTCTCACTTTAATGAATGTATAAGGCAATTCTATGAAACTTCATGAATTAAAACAGAAACGTAATACCATCGCCACCGAAATGCGTGCAATCCATGAAAAAGTCGGTGACGGTGTTATGACCGAAGAACAGCGTACGGAGTGGAATAAGGCCAAAACAGAGTTTGATCGTCTGAATGAGCAGATCACCCGTGAAGAGGAACTGCGTGCGGCAGATCAGGCTTTTGTGGATGATCAGGAGCCGGAACAGCGCGGAAAACAGAACGGTAATCCGGAAAGTGAAGCCGCAGAGCGCCGCGCAGCGGCATTTGACCGCTTTCTCCGCCATGGTTTCGGTGAGCTGACAGCAGAAGAACGTCAGGCCGTGAGGGAATTACGGGCTCAGGGAACATCCCCGGATGAGAAAGGGGGCTATACCGTCCCGGTTAAGATGCTGAACAAAGTTGTTGAGCAGATGAAAGCCTACGGCGGGATTGTCTCGGTTTCTCATGTTCTGCCGACGGCGGACGGCCAGGATATTACCTGGTCAACATCGGACGGCACAGCGGAGGAAGGTGAACTGCTGGGGGAAAACACGGCTGCCAGTGAACAGGATGTGGAATTCGGCACCGCCATTCTCGGTGCCAAAAAATTGTCTTCCAAAATTATCCGTGTATCAAATGAGTTGCTGCAGGACAGCGGGATCAATATTGAATCCTACCTTGCCGCCCGTATCGCGCAGCGTATCGGCCGTGGTGAGGCTAAATACCTGGTGAAAGGTACCGGTGCCGGTACGCCGGTACAGCCGAAAGGCCTGGATGTTTCCGTGACAGGAACGGTAAACGCGAAAACAGCCGCATTCAGCTGGAAAGACATCAACGCGCTGAAACACGCCATTGATCCGGCGTACCGCAACAGCCCTAAGTTCAGGCTGGCCTTTAATGACAGCACTCTGAAAGTGCTCACGGAAATGGAGGGTGGTAACAAGCGTCCGTTGTGGCTGCCGGAAATCACCGGTGTTGCTCCCGCGACAATTCTGGGTATGCCGTATGTGATTGATCAGGCGGTTGACAGTATGGAAGCCGGTAAAAAATTTATCTTCTGTGGTGATTTTGACCGTTTTATTGTCCGCCGTGTCACTTATATGACGCTGAAACGTCTGGTCGAGCGTTATGCTGAATTTGACCAGACCGCGTTTCTGGCGTTTCACCGCTTTGACTGTTGTCTGGAAGATACCTCAGCGATTAAGGCGCTGGTGGCAAAAGCTGCCTAATAGTCATACCGTTGCAATCCTGTGCGCCGCTTAACTGCGGTTTTTTTGTGCCTGCGGTCTGAAGTGGCCGCAGGCATGGGGGAAATATGCCGTTACCGACACTCGAAAAACTGAGAATGCAGTGCCGTATTGATGAGGATAATGACCTTGAGGATGAGTTGCTTCTGACTTACCTGGGGGCGGCCGTGAAGCGGGCTGAAAATTATATTAACCGTCATCTTTATGACACAGAGGTTCCGGCATCAGATCCGGACGGATTACCGGTTACGGATGATATAGAACTGGCCCTGCTGGTCTGCGTTGGTTACCTGTATGAATCACGGGAAAATACGGCAATACCGGCGGGCTGCTTTCTGCTGCTTGAACCGTACAGGTGCATCAATTTATAGGGAGCGCACTGTGCAGGCCGGAAGATTAAGGCATCGCGTCACATTTCAGCGTGCTGAACGGGTTATCTTACCGTCCGGCCAGCGTGAAAGCCAATGGCTGCCCGTTGCCGTAACCTGGGCGGAAGTCAGACCCGTCAATGGCCGGGAACTGCTGACCGCCGGAGCGGAAATGTCAGAAATAACGGTCCGCGTATGGATGCGGTACCGGCCGGATATTCATCCTGCATGTCGGATGGTATATCGCGGTCAGGTCTACGATATTCAGGCTGTGATCCCGGATGTGAAATTTACCCGGCTGGAACTGCTGTGTAAACAGGGGGTGAAAGATGGCTGATATGGGGCTGGATTTGTCCGGTTTTGCTGAACTGTCCCGTGATCTGGAATCACTCAGCCGGGCTGAAAATACCCGTGTGCTGCGGGAAGCGACGAAAGCCGCAGCGGATATGCTGCGGGATGAGGTCCGGCGGAGCGCTCCTGTCAGGACCGGAAAACTGGCGCGTAATATCGTTACCGGCGGTCAGCGGAGCCGTTATAAAGGTGAGGTTGTCTCCGGTGTGTACATCCGGGGAACCAATGCCGCCGGAACCAACAGCGACAACACACTGAAAGCGGATGATCCGCGTAATGCGTTTTACTGGCGTTTTCTGGAAAACGGCACATCCAAAATGGCACCACAACCGTTTATCCGTCCGGCATTTGACGGTAAAGCGGATGAGGCAGCGGATCTGGCGCTGAGCAAACTCAGTCAGGCTATCGATAAGGTGCTGAGTGGATGAAAGAATCTGATTTGTTTTCTTTGCTTGACCCGGTGCTGCCGGGCAGGGTTTTTCCGTATGTGGCTCCGCAGGATGAACCCAAAATTCAGCCGCCGTGGTGTGTTTTTTCACTTTATGATACCGGCGGCGATGTGCTGTGCGGTCGTACTGAGACAATGACCAATATCCAGATTGATGTATATGCAAAAACCATCGATGAAGCCCGCCGGATCCGTGAACTGTCTGTTGCTGCTGTTTCTCCGCTTTCACCGGCAGAGTTTACAGAAAAGCAGGGCTATGAATCGGATACCTCGCTTTTCCGGGCCACGCTGGAGTGTCAGGTCTGGCAATAACTTAATCTTGAACAACAAGCTGCTGCGGCAGCTTTTTTTATGCTTACAGGAAAATAATCATGCCGAGCAAATATGAAAAAACGCAGGGCACGAAAATCAGTATTTCAAAGCTGCCTGCAACAGAAGTGAACCCCGCATCCGCAGAATTTCTGCCGCTGGCCTGTGCGGCCAAAGAGATCGGTTATACCGGCGGACAGAAATCGGACATTGACGTCACCACCCTGTGTTCGACTGAGCAGGAAATGACTAATGGCCTGGCATCCCCGGGGGAGGTCACAATTTCTGGTAACTGGTCACCGGATGAGGGGCAGGAAGCGCTGCGTGCTGCCTATGACAATGACACGATCCATGCGTTCAAAGTGGAGTTTCCGTCAGGTAATGGTTATGCCTTCCTGGCGGAAGTCCGTCAGAACAGCTGGAGTGTGGCAACCAGCGGGGTAGTCACCGCGTCTTTCACGCTGCGTATGAAAGGTAAGCCTGTTCCGCTGAAAAACGGGACGGTAACTGAGCCGGGAAAGGGGGAATAAGCCGTGGCGAATCCGAAACTGTCATTAAAAGAACTGGCACTCAGTCCAAAAAACGCCTTCCGCTCAAAAATGGTGAAGGTACCTGAATGGAACGGTATCGCCGTTATTCTGCGGGAACCGTCTTCGGCAGCCTGGCTCAGATGGCGTGAGCTGATGAATACTGACGGGGAGGATGATAAAAAGTTGTCGGAGGCAGAACAGGCACAGCGCAATCTGCGGGCTGATGTGGTGATGTTTTCTGATGTGCTGCTGGATGAAGATAAAGAGCGGGTGTTCAGTGATGACGACACAGAAACGGTGATGGCTGTTTACGGGCCGGTTCATGCCCGTCTGCTGAAACAGGCACTTGATCTGATGACCACGCCGGATGAAGCGGAAAAAAAGTAGCACAGCCCGGGATGTTTTTTCTGATGACACTGGCGCTCCGGATGGGGCGCACAGTGGATGAACTGACCAGAACGATGAGCGCCGGTGAGCTGACCATGTGGATGGCTTTTGACCGCCTCAGCCCGATCGGGGACATCCGCAGTGACATACAGACGGCCCATATTGTCTCATCACTGTACGGCGCACAGGGCGGCAAACTCAGCCTGAATGATGCGATGCTGAAATGGGGCGCTCAGGATGAGAGACCGCCCGGTGACAGTCTGGAAGAGTTTCTCGGATCTATTTCTGAACATTGATTTTATTTTCTGAACGGGGGAGTAATGGCGAAGCTTCGTGAGCTTATTATTAAAATATCGGCTAATTCATCCTCGTTTCAGTCTGAAATAGCCCGCGCCTCACGGATGGGGGAGAATTATTACCGGACGCTGGAGCAGGGCGGCCGCAAAGCAGCATCGGCATCACGCGAAACGAAACGGGCAATCAGTGAGCTGAACAATGAACTGTCATCAATAAAATCGACAGTAACCGGCGTAATGGGGGCTATGGCCGGTGCTTTTGCCACGCAGCAGCTTATCAGTTATGCCGATACCTGGAGCCAGTTAAGCGGACGCCTGAAACTGGCCTCTGTGTCTGCGGAGGATTTCAGCCGGGCGCAGCAGGAGCTGATGTCGTTAAGTCAGCGTACCGGCACATCACTGGCGGCAAATACCAACCTGTACGCGCGTATTGCGCAGTCGATGCGTGATGCGGGTTATGCCTCGGGGGATGTGGCAAAAGTCACTGAAACCATCGCAACTTCACTGAAGCTGTCCGGTGCAAGTACTGAAGAAGCCAGCTCTGTTATTACACAGCTGAGTCAGGCTCTCGGATCCGGTGTTCTGCGCGGTGAAGAATTTAACGCGGTGATGGAGAACGGCGGACGACTGGCAAAACTGCTGGCGGACGGGATGGGAACGACCATCGGCGGTCTGCGTGAAATGTCACAGAGCGGTAAGCTCACCATTGACAAGATAGTGCCAATTCTGACCAGCACTGAACAGCTCAGAAAAGAATTTGAGCAATTACCGCAGACTGTCAGCGGCGCATCCCAGAAAATTGAAAACGCCTTCATGGCGTGGGTGGGCGGGGCTAATGAGGCATCTGGTGCAACCAGCACACTGACCGGGGCACTGAATGGTATTGCAGGAAATATAGATACCATCGCCACTGTTGCAGGGGCACTGGTCGGGGTTGGTCTTGCACGGTATTTCGGCGGGCTTACCACCAGTGTGACCAAAGCAACCATCGGGGTGGCCAGTGCCGCAAAAGGCGAGGTCGCTCTTGCACAGGCTCAGCTGCGCGGGACACAAATTGCGGTTGCCAGAGCGCGTGCGGCAGAGTACCGGGCACAAAAATCACTGGCAGCTGCGCGCGGAACCGATGCGCAGGCAGGCGCAGAAAAGCGGCTTGCCGCTGTACAGGCATCCGTTGCACGCAATATAAATGCCCGAAATATCGCGCAAAATAACCTGAATAACGTCACATCTGTCGGTTCACGTCTTCTTGGTGGTGCGCTGGGGCTGGTCGGCGGTATTCCGGGGCTGGTGATGCTGGGGGCTGGTGCCTGGTACACCATGTACCAGAAGCAGGAGCAGGCAAGACAGTCCGCACTTGAATACGCCGCCACCATTGACCAGGTTCGTGCCAATCTTAATAAAATGACGCTGCCGGAAACCGCTGATAACTCCGGTAAAACCAAAGAATCGCTGGCGGCGCAAAATAAACTGGTTGATGAGCAGAGTCAGAAAGTCGAGGGATTAAAATCAGCGATAGCAGGATATCAGCAGATGCTGGCCTCACCCGGCCCCAGCATCAACGGCTATCTGATTAACCACCTTATCAGTCAGGAAGATGCGGTTAAATCCCTGGCGGCTGCGCAGGATGAGCTTTCGGTTGAACAGAGCAGACTTAATGAGCTGAGCAAAAAATCGGAAGAGATTCAGTCAGCACTGAAGGCGGTCGAAAGTCAGCGTGATTTTCTGATACGTCAACAGTCAGCAGCCCAGAATGATATGCGTCATTCATTACTGATGGTGAATGCGGAGCATAGCGAATTTAACCGGATAATGTCTGCCGGAAATCAGATCCTGACCAACCGCCTGGCTCTGGTTAACAGCCCGATGCGTATCCCGGCAGCGCCTCTCAGCGAAAAACAGCAGGATTTCATTCAAAAATCAGAGCGGGATAAAGAGCTGTCAACACTGACCGGGGAAGCCCGTGTTATCCGGCAGGCTGAGTTCGCTGCGGATGATCAGGGGCTGACTGATGACAGCGCCCATCGCGATAACCGGCAGAGATATATAGATAACCAGGTTGCCGCTTACCGGAATCTGGAAAAGCAGAACAAAGAATTAAGAGAGGGTAAAAGCGCCCAGAGTGCCTTCAATAAAGAGCAAAAAGAAGCGGAACGTCAGGCAGAGCAGTATGCCCGCAAAATAGCAGATCTGAGTGTGGCCACGGAGGTTCAGAAAGTCAGGGCCACGCAGGGAGAAAAAGCCGCAGATCTTTATGCCGCAGCACATGAGTCCGGCGCAAAATGGACGGATGAGCAGCGAAAAGCGATCCGCGCATCCTCTGTTGCCCTGGCGGAGTGGACACAAAAGGCCGATGAGGCGGTCAGAAAGCAGCGTGAAATGGATGATGCGCTGAAAGCGATGCGTGACGGAGCCCGGAAATTCAGTGACGAAGCGGAGCAAATTGATAAAACCCGGGGAATGGGCGGAAACCGGCGCAGTCTTTACGATGAACGTCAGCAGATTGATCGTGTTTATGCCAAATCGGATCAGGGAAAAAGTGCGACCGAAGCCTATAACCGCGAGATTGATGCGCTCAACCTGAAATATCAGAAAATAAAGGAGGTTCAGTCTGACTGGACCAGCGGGGTTACCCGGGGGATGGAAGACTGGGTTGCGGAGGCCGGAGACTATGCGGAGCAAACCGCATCAGCAGTGCAGAGCGCTATGGGCGGTATGGTGAATAACATCACTGACATGCTGAATGGAAATAAAGCCAGCTGGCGCGACTGGTCAATAGATGTCCTTAAATCCATCCAGAAAATACTGGTCAACGCTGCCATCGTGAACAGCATTAAATCAATGGCTGGTGCTGGCGGGTGGATTGGTCAGATTGGAGGATTTTTAAGTGGTGGCATTACAGCGAATGCCAAAGGTGGGGTTTATGACTCCCCTGGACTGAGTACATATAGTAACCAAGTCGTCAGCAGCCCGACACTGTTTGCTTTTGCTAAGGGAGGGGCGCCGAGCGCCGGACTGATGGGCGAAGCTGGACCGGAAGCCATTATGCCCCTTAAACGCGGGCCGGACGGGAATCTCGGTGTACGGGTATATGGTGGTGATGGCGGCGGCACGAGTGGTTTTTCCGTCAGTATAGGAGATATTCATTTTGAAAAAACAAATGGTGGTGATGGTTCATCATCTGATGCCGCTGGGATAAAGCAGCAATTAAAGTCTGCTGTTATCGAGACTATCAGTGATCAGGCTCAGAGACCAGGCACCCCGCTCTGGAATGCAATAAACGGTAGGAGATAAAAATGCTTTACATGGTCCAGGATATTACGGCATTTGATAATGAAAATGGTGCTGGAATTGTAGCAACGGTGCATGTTTATTTGGATGATGATACACCACTTTCCGACATCCAAATTAGTGTGCGACTCCCTTTAATGAAAAATAGCACGTTGTCAGATATAGAGGTGGCGGCTATTGAACAGGCCAAGGATAAACTACACAAAGCACAATAATTGATAATGACCCGCTCCGGCGGGTTTTTTATTGGTGGTAATAATGATAGACACATTCACCTGGTGTCCCCGTGTAAACCCCACGGAGGACATCACCTATAAAACCCGCAGGGCTAAATTCGGTGATGGTTATGAGCAGGTGTCCGGTGACGGTATCAACGTACGCAGCCAGAAGTGGTCACTGGAATTTACCGGCCGCGGGGAGTATATCGCGGCTATTCGTCAGTTTATCGATCGTCACGGCGGCATAAAGGCTTTTCAGTGGAAACCCCCGCTTGAACCTGTGGGGTTATACCGGTGCGACGAACATAAGCTCACCCCGCTCGGTGGCGACAGCTACTCACTCTCCCTCACTTTTATTCAGGCATTTAAACCATGATCACAAACGATTATCAGAAGCTGGAACCGGGTAATGCCGTCCGGCTTTTTGAGGTTGATGGTTCCGCGTTCGGCGTGCCGGATGTTTTACGGTTCCATGCTTACAACATTCCTCACACAGAAGCAGAGATTACGGCTGCAGGCGGTGACCCTGAAAAGCTCCCGGCAAAATCCATCTGGTGGCAGGGCGAAGAGTACCGCGCCTGGCCGGTGCAAATCGAGGGTCTGGAAGCATCAACAACCGGTTCAGGTGCGCAGCCGAAGTTATCGGTGGCAAATCTGGACGGTTCTGTCACTGCACTGTGTCTGGCATACGATGACATGCTGAAAGCGAAAGTCACGATACGCGATACACTGGCGCATTATCTGGACGCAGCAAACTTTCCGGACGGTAATCCGTCAGCAGATCCGACACAGGAAAAAGTCTCGGTCTTTTATATCGACAGCAAATCATCGGAAACCAACGAAGTTATCGAGTTTGAATTAGCCAGTCCGATGGATTTACAGGGGGTGCTGATCCCGACGCGGCAACTGCATTCAATGTGCACCTGGTGCATCCATGGGAAGTACAAATCCGGTGACGGCTGTGATTATGCCGGTCAGAACGGATATTTCGATAAGCACGGCAACCGTGTGGATGACCCGGCACAGGATCAATGCAGCGGCATGCTGAATACCGGCTGCTTTCCCCGTTTTGGCAAAAACAATCCGATCCCTTTTGGCGGCTTTCCGGGAACATCACTACTGAGGAAATAGGGATGCGCAAAAATATTCAGGCAGCCATTTTTTCACATGCCGAACGTGAATACCCCCGCGAGTGCTGCGGGGTGATCGCCCAAAAGTCCCGTGTGGTGAAATACTTTCCGTGCCGAAATGTCGCGGTTTCTCCGGAGGAACATTTTGTCTTATCGCCGGAAGATTACGCTGCGGCGGAAGATTGGGGCACAGTGACCGGTATTGTTCACAGTCACCCGGATGCAACCACCCGGCCGTCAGAACTGGATAAAGCACAGTGTGATGCTCTTGGTGTGCCGTGGTATATCGTCAACTGGCCGGAGGGGGATCTGCGGACTGTTCAGCCGCGCGGTGAGCTGCCATTACTCGGTCGGCCGTTTGTACTCGGGTTTACCGACTGCTGGGGGCTGGTCATGAGCTGGTTCCGGCAGGAACACTGCATTGAACTGCCGGATTACCGGGTGGATTATCCCTGGTGGGAACAGGGGGAAAACCGTTATGCGGACAACTGGCAGGAGGCCGGATTTATTCAGGTTGATGATCCGCAACCCAGCGATATGATTGTGATGCAGGTGCAGGCACCAGTGGCCAATCATGCTGGTATTCTGCTGGATGATAATATGCTGCTTCATCATTTATACGGACACCTGAGTCAGCGGGTACCATATGGCGGTTATTGGCGCGACCGCACAGTTATGGTACTGAGACATAAAATCTTCATGACTGGCTAATTCGTTATGGTTATTCTTGTCAGTGTATTTTATCAATTGGTGAGATTATGAAGAAGATACTGGCTGTTACTGTTGTGTTACTTTTATCTGGTTGTGTTACGCCACCGACAAGTATTGAAGTACAAAATGCGGATTACGGCGAAAAACCGAGCAAAGAATTATACGAATCAAAAGTGAAAGCGTATCAGGAGGGGCAATTAAAAGACCCTATGTCAGCAGTATATTCATTCAGTGAGCCAAGGAAAGGCTGGTGTATATTCCACAGTAAAGTGAATTTCGGTTGGATTGTTGATTATACGCTGAATGCTAAAAATTCGTATGGTGGCTACGTTGGAGCAAAGCCGCAATTTACGATCATTCAGAATAACACTGCATGGCATATACCTTATTTTTTAAAGGATAATTGTGGTTACCAATAATATTCAATAACCCGCACCGGCGGGTTTTTTTATGGGGTAAATATGTCACAGGAAATAATGGCAAAAATTGAACTCGGTGGTGTGCTGGGTAAAACCTTTGGTAAAACACACCAGCGGCTTGTCTGTACCACGTCCGAAGCCGTCCGTGCATTGTGCTGCACTGTTCCGGGCTTTGAACAGTTCCTGAATACCAGCAAATCACGCGGCTTAACTTACGCGGTATTTCGCGGGGAAAAGAATATCGGGGTGGATGACCTGGGTTTTCCGGTGACTGATGATGTTATCCGGATTGTGCCTGTCGTGGTCGGTAGCAAGAGTGGCGGATTGCTGCAGGTTATTTTCGGTGCGGTGCTGGTGGCCGCTGCGTTCTGGACCGGAGGTGCGTCAATGGCTGCGTGGGGGGCGCTGCAAACAGGGATGGCTATGACCGGTGCATCCATGATACTTGGCGGCATTATCCAAATGCTGTCCCCGCAGCCGGGAGGTCTTGCCATGAAAGACCAGGGCGAAAATAAACCGTCCTATGCGTTCGGCGCCCCAACGAACACCGTTTCTCAGGGCTATCCGGTACCGATCGGTTACGGTAAACGCCGCATCGGCGGCGCCGTTATCTCAGCCGGAATTTACGTCGAAGATCAGCAGTAACTTTCCCTTCAGTTATTCAGCAGGAAATCCACAATGACACAAATCACAGGCCGCAAAGGTGGTGGCGGTAGCCCGCGCACGCCCGTCGAACAGCCGGACGACTTACAGTCCGTTGCCAAAGCAAAATTGCTGATCGCCCTCGGTGAAGGGGAATTTGCCGGTGAGCTGACCGGGAAGAATATCTTTCTGGACGGTACGCCGCTGCTGAACGCTGACGGGTCGGAAAACTTTCCCGGTGTGGTGTGGGAATACCGCCCCGGTACCCAGGCGCAAACCTATATTCAGGGGATGCCGGCTGCGGAGAATGAAATCACGGTTGGTACCACAGTGCAGAGCAGCACACCGTGGGCACATGCATTCACTAACTCGCAGTTGTCTGCGGTCCGTGTCCGTCTGAAATGGCCGTCCCTGTTCCGGCAGGAGGATAACGGGGATATGGTCGGCAACGAGGTGAAATACGCCATTGATTTGCAGACTGACGGCGGCAGCTGGGAAACTGCTGTGGACGGCCGGGTTAAGGGTAAAACCACCTCAGGTTATGAGCGCACTCACCGTATTGATCTGCCACAGTCTGCGACATCCTGGACACTGCGGGTGCGGAAAATCACGGCAGATGCCAACAGCGCCAAAATAGGCGACACCATGGTGTTACAGAGCTACACCGAGGTGATTGATGCCAAACTGACTTATCCGCATACCGCGCTGCTGTATATCGAGTTTGACTCAAAGCAGTTTAACGGCTCGATTCCGCAGGTCACCTGTGAGCCGAAGATGCGGGTTATCCGCATACCGTCAAACTATGATCCGGAACACCGGACATATTCCGGTACCTGGGACGGCTCGTTTAAATGGGCATGGACCAATAACCCTGCCTGGATATTCTACGACATTGTCATTTCCGATCGTTTCGGCCTCGGTGACCGTATCAAAATTCAGAATATCGATAAATGGGAGTTGTACCGCGTTGCGCAGTATTGTGACCAGCCGGTACCGGACGGCAAAGGTGGCAGCGGCACTGAGCCGCGCTATATCTGTGATGTGTATGTGCAGGATCGCAATGAAGCCTATACCGTGCTGCGGGATTTTGCGGCCACCTTCCGGGGAATGACCTACTGGGGCGGAAACCAAATTATCACCCTGGCGGATATGCCGCGCGACATTGATTACAGCTACACGAAAGCCAACGTGCTGGACGGTAAATTCACCTATTCCGGCAGCAGCAGTAAGGCCCGCTATTCCTCCGCTCTGGTGTCGTACTCAGATCCGCTGAACGGCTATGCCGATGCGATGGAGCCGGTGTTTGAAAACGAACTGGTTTACCGGTTCGGCTTTAATCAGCTGGAAATGACGGCGATCGGCTGTACCCGCCAGTCTGAGGCCAACCGCAAAGGCCGCTGGGGCATTCTGACCAACAACAAAGATCGCGTGGTGACATTCGGCGTGGGGCTGGACGGCAATATTCCGCAGCCGGGCTACATCATCGCGGTGGCGGATGAAAACCTGTCCGGGAAAGTGACCGGCGGCCGTGTCAGTGCGGTGAATGGCCGGAGTATCACACTCGACCGCAAACCGGATACGGCGCCGGGTGACCGGCTGATGCTGAATCTGCCTACCGGCAAATCACAGGCCCGCACGATTCAGATGATCACGGATAACGTGCTCACCGTTACCACGGAATACAGTGAAACGCCGGAACCGGAATGTGTCTGGGTAACGGAATCAGACGAGTTGTACGCCCAGCAGTACCGGGTGGTGAGCGTGACTGAGAATGATGACGGCACGTTCACGATATCGGCGGCCATGCATGATCCGGACAAATACGACCGGATAGATACCGGCGCGGTACTCGATGAACGGCCAATCAGTGTTATTCCGCCCGGCAACCAGTTCCCGCCGAAGGGTATCACTATCAGTTCTTACTCTGTTGTGAATCAGGGGATCAGCATTGAAACCATGCAGGTTACCTGGTCACCGGCAGAGAATGCCATTGCCTATGAGGCGCAGTGGCGGCGTGATGACGGTAACTGGATCAATGTGCCGCGTAATGCCACCACTTCATTTGACGTGCCCGGGGTCTATTCAGGCCGCTATCTGGTGCGGGTCAGGGCGATAAATGCAGCGGAAATCTCCAGCGGCTGGGGGTATTCAGAGGAAACCCGGCTGACCGGCAAGGTGGGTGATCCACCGATGCCGCTGAACTTCCGCGCGGCCACACTGGTATTCGGGATCAAACTGAACTGGGAGTTCGGGAAATTCACGGAAGATACCCTGAAAACCGAGATTCAGTACAGCAAAACCAACGATGGTCAGAACCTGTTGCTGCTGGCCGATGTGCCGTACCCGTCCCGCTCTCACGAACTGGCCGGTCTGGCCGCCGGTACCGCATTTTATTTCCGTGCCCGGCTGGTGGATAAAACCGGTAACCAGTCCCCCTGGACTGAGTTTGTAAGCGGTGTGGCCGAGTTCGATGCATCGAACATTATTGCTGAAGTGGCCGCCGGACTGAGCGACTCTCAAATCATCAAAGACCTGCAGTCGCAGGCGGATGACAACTTCGAGGCCATTATCAACAACGCCAACAACGCCTACGGCCAGTGGGGCTACTGGCAGCGCGAAACCGGCGCGATGAAAGCGGAAATTATCGAAGTCCGCAACTACACGGTCACGGAAACGACTGCACTTGCAGAGAAACTGGATGCGGTTAAGGTGACTGCAGACGACAGTTTCGCCATGGCACAAAACTCCATTCGCGCGCAGTGGGACATGGCCGCCGGTGAAGCATCCGTTGTTCACGATATGAAAGTCCGGATCCGTTATAACGGTGAGGATTATTCCGCCGGTATGGTGATCGGGGCTGAGCTGAAAGGCGGTCAGGTGAACACGCTTATCGGGTTTAACGCGCAGCAGTTTGCGTTTTATAATCCGGTGAAAAAATCGATGGATCTGTTCATGTACATGAAGGACGGACAGGTCTTTATGCGTGAGGCGTTCATTAATCAGGCATGGCTCAACAGTGTGGTTGTCACTGACAAAATGCAGTCGGAAAACTACGCGCCGGGTAAACAGGGTTTTATTCTGGATGCAAAGGCTAATAAATTTGAGTTCTTTGACGGAACAACAACAAACGGTACCGGTATTACAGCGGGAGGTATTAAAGTATATGACAATAACCGGCTGACGGTCATTATTGGTGATATATCGGGGTATTAATATGTCTCACGGGATTATTGTATATGATGAACATGGTAATAAAATATTAGATTCCGGCAAAAGACTCGGCAGATTCGTCGGGTGGCATGATGTTAACCCCGCACCTGTCGGTCAGTTTAAATACAACTGGGATCACCGGAATCTGCTCCCGATGGGGGAGATTTTTGTCTGGGTTAATCCGAGCTTTTGGTTCAATCATAACGGCTGGTGCGATTGCCGGGTTGAAAATGGCGTTATTATTTTTGAGGGTAATTTAAGGCGAAACGACGAACAGAGAGCCAGGGAAACTTATATGCGTATATTATATGGTGTAAAATCATGAAACACGGTTTTATATGTTTTGGTGACACCGGCCGGATGCAAATTGACGGTACTAATATAGCGTTAGGGTTAATCAGAAAGCAGTCGTTTCATTGTCCGAAAGTGCAGGATGCCGGACAGGGAACCATCAAAGAGGTTTATTTTCCGGCCAGAGTTCATCCGAACACACAAATGATCGCAGCCAGAGCATCATTCTGGGTCAGAATAGGCGGTCAGGCGTTTGACAATACGAATAACAATGCTTTTGTCTCGATGCCTTTCCGCGACGGTCCCGGCGGAAATATAGAAATCTGGGAGTTTGGCAACGCTCCTGTTAGGGTGCGTAATCAAAGAACGGGAATAGTTGTGATAAACCCGGTAACCAATCAGGTGGTATATAATACTAACTGGGGCGTTGCAAATATACTGCATGTTCAGCGGCTTAAACTATGGCCTGATACAATGTGGTCGATGACAATGCCTAATAATGGTAATAACTGTGCAGTTGTATTTGGCGGTGGTGCTCAGAAAAGAACAAATTATGATGAATATATGGAATTCGAGTCTTATTTCTGGCGAATGAACGGTTCTAAACTGGAGGTGCGTTTGTTGGTTGATACGTATTCCAGACCGCATGCGTCACAATCTTTTGAATCATGTGATATACCGCTATATATAATGATAATAGATACAACGGGGATATAAGAATGAATATATCAAAATTAATCACATTAGCTGCAATAACCACGCTGACAGCCTGCAGCCATAACGTATACACCAAACCAGTGGATTGCACCGGGCATATGTTTGAGGGGCTGGATAACCGGCATTACTCAGCTAAGCTGACAAAATATGCGCCGGACAGTAAACGGTTTTTCAGTACAGGAGATCCTGTTCTGGGTTTGCATGGCTGGATCCGCATGGATGCATTTGACAAAATTACATGTGTTAAAGGCAAGAGTACAGAGGACTGATTATCGCCGTTACCGTCGCTGACTTCGACCCGCAAAAACTAAAATCAAAATAAATAATCTCCTCCAACAACCGCTCCGGCGGTTTTTTTTCGTCCGAAATTTAAGGAAACCCCATGATTTACACCGACGGCACCATAGCCATTAATGCCGGTTCACCGATTGTGACCGGCACCGGTACGCAGTGGAAAAAGAACATTCACGGTGTGGCCCCCGGCCAGTTTATCAGCATCGAGAACGGCACTGCACCGGTCAGTATGATGATCCGCGCGGTAAACAGTGATACCGAACTGGTGTTGTCATTCAATTCCCCGGTAACACTCAGCGGCGCGAAATACTCTATCGCCACCACGGTACCGGACACAATTTCAGATGCAGCCCGCACCATGTCAGCCAATCAGGGCTATATTGTGTATTTTCTCCGGGCCATGCAGCAGTGGATGACAGATACCGGTCAGGTGGAAATTGAGCTGCCGAACGGCCAGAAAGTGACGCTGGAAGATGTAAAAGGGCTGGCTTCACGGAAATGGGTCAATGGTATGTTATCAAATAACCCCGGAAATCAAACCACAGTGGTTAAAGCTGTATCTGATTCGTATCTGTGGGTCAGCGGTGGAGGTCAATTCGGATATACATATAAAAAACAAAACCCGTTTGTTGTTAATGCATCCGGCAGCTATGCGTCTTTGAACGGAACGGGAGAATATACCGGCTTCAGACTGACAAAATCAGATGGTCGTTATGTGTTATTGGAGACAAATCCTCATGCAGGTACAGCATCAATGCTTAGCATTGCGTATCGGCAAGCTAACGGCGAAAACCAGCACGTTATTACTGTGCCGTATGATTCCGGTGTGCTGGCCACTCAGGTGTATGTGAAATACAGTACAGGGTTTGGTATCGGTTCTGAGGCGGGTGGTAAAGGAATTACAGATTTTAATAGTTTCGTCACGCCAACCGGTCAGTACTGGTACGGAAATTCCTCCTCAAATATTCCCCGGACTGTTGTGGGATTTGGTACCGCACTGGTTACACGGTATTCCAATAATATTTCGCATCATCTGATTATTCCGAACTATGGTGGAGGGAGTTATCTCGCTATCAGACGTAACAATGGCGGGGCGATAGAGGATGTCGTTGCCCTGACATCCAATATGTATATCGTAGACGGTAGCGGATATTATAAAAAATCGTCGCCAATCGTTCAGATTTACCCTGATGGCCATTATGAAACCAACGACGAATCCGAAGGCGCGGAAGTCCGTCGTACCGGCACCGGCCAGTATCACATCACCGGTATACTCGGTTATAACTCAGATGGCGCATGGGGGGTAAACGGTGGAATTTCCGTACCGAAAGACAATAACGGCCTTGAGCTGGTTTATGTCGATGACCGCGTACAGAAAGATGGCAGTATTATCATCGAAACCTGTCACCGTCAGCATGCGCATTTGCCGGAACGTTTCCAGAACTGGCGGCTGAAAGAGGTCACCCCGGAAGGTGAGCGCATTTTCTATCAGGACGGTGAGCTGTGTGATTTGCCGGAATCAACCCGTCTTGATGTGCGTGGCGAAATGCCGCAGGACTCTGTGTGGAATATTAAGCAGCGTGAACTGGCTGAACAGATGGAACGTGAGCAGGCAGAGCGTGAGGCGAAGGAAGCAGCAGAGCAGGCCGGAGACACATAGGAATAAAATGAAGCCGCGCTGGCGGATGTATGGCGCGGCTGTCGATTCGTTGTTTAGGTCGGCTAAGAATCAACCGGATTTTCTTTTTAGTTTAATAGACGCCAGTCTGATAGTCCGCTTTGAGCGAGGAGAGGATATTTCGTTTGGCTATTAGTATTATTATCGGAGACTCAATTCCCACTTAATATAGGAGTCCATCATAGGAATAAATTTGTCACAAGATGATGAAAATACCTCAACAAATTTTGATTTGTAACTTTGCGGAATATCCCAGTCTTGAGGGATGCTATCTGTGATAAGTTGATAATAATCAGTAGGTATTTCACAGATTTTATTCATCCATGGTTTATATCCTTCTGCGGAATGCAAAATTCCGTCATGACATGGCGATGATTCAATAAATAATTTATTATCTGTCCAGATAAGGCCATTTTCATCCCATGTATCACCACTATCACCTTCAAAGGCGATTCCAGCATCCATAAAGAGAAGATTGCCATTTGATAACTTGCAGGTATCGGGTTTTGCGTCACCTATAGATAGCCAGTTATCAAATATCGATTTCCCATAAAGATCATTTATCTGCTCATCACTGAATTTAAAATCACCGGGTATATCTTCCATGCTATGTATGTACTCATATGCAATAACATAAGAAATTGATAAGCCTAGTTCACTCTTTACTTTTTCAGAAAGCTTAGCAACATGGCCTTTTGGCCAAGGCAAGCCTATTCTTTCGGCTAAATTAAAAGCTACAAATTCATTAAACAATGCTTTTGTTTCATGCTCAGACCCGTTGAAATATGTTTTTACAAACCAATCCCTCTCGAACTCATCAAGACCAATAAAAGGATTAGAATGATTTGTGGATTTTTCATACTTTTTTTTAACAGAACTGATTGTTATCACGGCAACCCTAAAAAATTATAAAATGTAATGTGGAATATAATTGTATAGCCAAGAATAGCAAATATTTCCGAGCGATTAATTGACTACCATCACATCTGAATTTTTGAGCTTTGATACCCCCTTTTTTTGGCACAGAACTGATAGTCAGACTTGTTATGCTCCGCTATAGTTTTAGTTAATTATCAAAATACTCCACATCATTAGAAGCACCTTCCACTTCCGGTATCCAGCCGTCATCCTCCATAATTTCCTGCAATATCTCATTTATTTTTTTTATTGTCCTTATCATTTTTCCCGCCCGTTACTGACATCGATGCATTGGTTCCTCACGCAATACGAATGTTCATATCCTGATACTAGGCGCGAAACTTTCGGTTAATTTCTTTTTCCAACGCCTCAAATGTACCCGCCGGCATCATATCTTTTTGGTTACTGATGAAAATAACATCAATACGGAGCATGCGATTACCTCTTAATTAACTGGTTGTATATACAGTGTGAATTAACGGGGCAGAATAATGCTGTCAAGATTGACTTTGATCTTTGGGGCACCAGTGGGGCAAGGAGTTGTCGCAAGTGTGCACGAATGTGCGGGTGTGTGATTTTAAACAATCTGTTTACTTATTGATTTATATAGAGCGTGCGTAACTGTGCGGGCTGTTTAAAACATGGCTCAACATCGAATAAACGTATTGAGCCAATGCCTGATTTCTGACGGTGGTTTACCCCTGAGTTACCCCGCCTGAAATTACACGTACAAAAAATAAACAATAAGTAGTTGGTTTTCTTATAAAAATACTGGTCGTCATGACAGAGTTTGAACCTGCGACCCCCACACCGCATGACGGAGTGATAAGATCAATCAGTAAGTGGTCTGGTCAGGCTCTCACCGCGGACGTAAGCCACTTCATATTTTAATTCTTCAGCTTTTGCATAGCATTTATTCATGGCTTTAAGCCATCGATCTGGAGTGATGGCTGTATTCAGATCATTAGACATTATTATCATAAATAGGCATCTTCCAGTTCCTTGTGCGCCAGCATTCAGTGCCGCATATTTCATCCCATCACTTAATTCAATAAGAGCTTTTCGCATGCGTACCTCGGTATAAATTAAGAAGAGCTATCGTAGCGGAACGGAAAGGACATTCCAACAGAAATACCGGTTATCAAAACTAAAACAAAACCCAAAGCAATCAATAGGTTGAAAAACGAGTTTTACCCATATATAAGCATGGTTTTAGTGCTTTTTAGTTATATTAATCATGTGGTTATAAATTGGGTTTCAATCTACTGCTGCGCCACATGGGCTGGTTTGAGGCCGCTGACTTAATCGTTAAAGGAATGGAAGGGGCAATCGCTGCCAAGACCGTCACTTACGATTTCGAGCGTCTGATGGAAGGTGCTAAGCTCTTGAAATGCTCAGAGTTTGGTGATGCAATCATCAAACACATGTAATTAAGTTTACAGTGAAATAGTTAACGGGAACTTATTAGTTCCCGTTTTTTATTGTTCAGCCTGAAACGGTTATCAAAAAGTTTGCAAAATGATTTAGCAAAACGGTATGAAATTTGTACAAATTGTGGG